CATAAAACAAGGGGTCCAAAGGCTAGGGCTGAACTTGTTAGGCGTTGGAAGAAACGTGGAAGAAGGGGCCTTAATTGGTCCGACTTCCGTGAATTATCCGACACCTACCTCCAGGTACGTTACGGGATTCGACCGCTCATCTATGATGTTCTAGGCGCCCTCAAGGTGCTGCGAACGCTCGGCGATGAGACCCGTCAACGCTTCGGACACGGGTCCGATGTGGTAAGCCTCAAATCGACTTCTGTGGATTATACCCAGAAGATCGGTACAAAGACTTACCAACCTATCCTAAGTTGCAATCTGTCCAAGTCACATGAGTATGTGGTGAGGGCAGGCTTGCTAGCGAACCCTGTGTTTGAAGAAGCCAATCTCCTAACCCTTATCGGGACGGGAGAGACCGTGAAAGCTATGTGGGACTTAGTTCCGTATAGCTTCGTGATCGATTGGTTTCTAACGACACAAGAGTTCCTTACTGCGTGGTCGCCCAACGCCTTTGTTCAGGTGTTGGCTTCATGGGCGGTTTATGAGGAGACTCAGACCGTTACCACGAAGGTTCTGCCCGGAGGACATTGTTGGCCAACTACGTTGGATACTGCACCACAAATTAGTGGAGAGTTATCAACAAGTCAAGGACAGGTCCAGTATTTCCAGAAGTGGAAGTACCGGATTCCGGATCCCCCAAGAGCTACGATACCCAGCTTTAGAATAAAGTTGGACGTACTCAAGGGACTAGACTTGGTGGCGCTAGCGAGGCAGTTCGGTAAGTTCCGACACGGCTTCTAAAAGACCACCATAACAGAAAGGAATATTCACCATGTTGGGGAATACTCTGACCGTTACCGGTTATTTCGTAAATGAAACGACCGGAGCAGACACCGCAAGCGAGCAGCTCACGCTGACGCTAATCGGAAGTTCTGTGAATCGTTCCACCTATGGGGAAGAAATTACCCATACTGGTGGCGCGACGCACACCGACGCTATGCGTAATCAGGTGCAGTTTTATCGCACCTACGCTAAGCGTTCCGGAAGTTCACGCGGCTCCTTCAAAGGGGCGGTGAAGTTCACTCGCGATGTCGCTGTCGACAACGCGGATGGTTCCGGTCAAATTGTGCTGCCAGCTCTGCTGGAGATCAGTACTTCTCTCCCCGTGGGGATGAGTCATGCAGAGATATCCAACCTTCGAAGAAGGGCGGCATTGTTTCTGCTTGATGCAGCTGAAACCTCAACAGAGGCGGACAGCGCCATCGGTAAGCTTACCGAAGGAATGCACGAGATTTAAGCCTAGCTTAAATTCCGTGCGGGTTAGTGTTATAGGCTTGTTCTCCTTGTAAAAGAGGACCTACTTGCTGAACCACTTCCCTGAATGGATAAAACCATGAAATTCCCGATGAGTTTGCTACGGCGCTCCGTGATAAGTCTTGCCTTGTTCCTTTTAAAGGCGCGAGGCGAGGCTTTTCTGGAGTCACTACGAGACATCCTCCGACGCAAGTTGGAGGAATAATCGGAAAGGGGGAAGCTGCGCAATGCAGAATACCTCAAGTGATGTCAGTTGCATAACACGCTCTAATTCAATGTTTCGACCCGTTAAAGGGAAGAAGCAGAAGAAAGGCAAGCGTGTTAATCATTCCCGACCTGCCAAGTTGCAGGTGGGGGTGGATATTGCTAGGGATTACCCCTGGCAAGTCCTCGGTCGGCTTGCAACCGACCTTGCCGAGTGGCTACCCGATGCGGACCGGTTGCTGGTAAGCGGAATCGTAAGAAACCGCGACCAGTGCCGGTATTATGCATTGGGCGATCACTGGAGCCTACAGAGTATGGCTTCTAGTGAGGAGCTTCCGGGGCCAGGAATGGCCTCTAAACTCCTACTCGGTGCCGTCATACGTAAGTATCCTTTCCCCGGAAAGGATGCGGAAAAGCGCAACGTTGCGATCACTAATGTGATCACTACAAACCGATCCTGCTCTTGGTTTAATCGCCAAGGATGGAAGCGGCTATACGTTGATGGTTACCCGACACCTGAGCTCACGCTTATGCGTGAGTTCGTGGCGAAGGTAATCGGCTATGTCCTCCCCGAAAGGGGTGCGTTGACGGAACGGTCCAGACATGGTCCTGGCGGAGACACGGCGACGGTTAGTGGAGCTACCAGCTCGTACGTTAAGTACAGCGAGTGGCCCTACCACGTTACCACCTCTGCCTTGGAACATTCGCGCCGGCTGATCAGTGATGATCAGCGGTGGCTCGGGGCCTTGGAGGCGTCTTATCGAGAAAAGTACCACATTAAACCGTGGGAACTCCTTGATTTAGATGTTTTCTGGGCTAACGTATTCCACGTTGTGGATGCGAACCGTGTCACAACGGTCCCCAAGGATGGTCGAAAAGACCGTCCTATCGCGATCGAGCCTAGACTAAACCTAATGCTTCAATTAGGCGTAGACGGTTTTATCCGTCGACGTCTGAAGCGTTTTGGAATAGACATGGACGATCAGGAACCTAACCAAAAGATGGCCTATGAGGGCTCTATCCGCACAGATGCGGATACCCCCGTGACTATCGACCTTAGTAACGCTAGCGACACCGTATCGTTAAGATTGGTGAAGCTGTTATTACCTGAGGAATGGTATGGTTACCTATGTGCACTCCGCTCACCCAAGGGATCAGTCCCTGATAGGACGAAGCTTCGCTATGCGAAGATTAGTTCTATGGGCAATGGGTACACATTCGCGTTAGAGACACTTATATTCTGTGCCATGTGCTACGCGGCTCTTAAGCTAAGTGGCCACCGATGGGATAGATCACTCGTTGCCGTTTTCGGCGATGATATGGTCGTCCCACAGTCGGCGGTCGCACCGCTTTTGAGTCTTCTCGAAGCATGCGGTCTCGAGCCCAATACCGAGAAATCATTCCTCGGTGGAAGGGCAAGAGAATCGTGCGGTACTGATTGGGTGTCAGGGGTCAATATGCGCCCTGTATTCCTAAAAGACCAGCCGGTTACGGTTTGCGAGCTGTTTACCCATCGCAATTTAATTGCGCGATGGGCGGACTCGTTCGTAGGCCGACCTTTGAAGAACACTGAAGACTACATTATTGGTCTGATTCCCGAAGCCTTACGGCTTTGGGGTCCGATCAGTGATACGGAATTTAGTACATATCTTCATACTCCGGTTAGTCGTGGATGGCTCCAGTCGAGACATGAAACACTGTCTCCCTGGTCCTACCACTATGAATACATAGCCTGTCAACCATTACGGCAAAAGGGTGAAAGCTTCCTCTTTAGGAAGCTCATGCACTCTTTACGCCAGACAGGCGCGGTGGATGAGAACCAATGGCTTAAACGCAAGTTTTCTGCTGGCGGTTCGATATTCGCGGTCACACATCGTGATCGTTACGCGTATTCGAAGCGGATTCGGTCAGTCCCGCAATGGGAGACCGAATACAAGCATGTCTTTGACTGGCAAAGCAGGTAGGAAACTACC